CGGCCCGAGGCGGAGCCGTGCACGGCGTTGATGACCTCGGCGTTGCGCTGCATCAGTCGCGACACCCGGTTCGACGTCCAGAACGCGCCGGGGCGCGATCCGTTGTTGTCCGCGATGTAGGTGTCGGTCCACGTGACGATGTCGGTCAGCACCGTCGCTGTGGCCACCGTGCTCCAGAGGGTGGCGGGCGCGACCAGGTGGCCTGCGGGGGCGCCGAAGTCGGCGGACAGGCCACCCGGTTCCCCGTTGCCTGCCATCATCGTGAACTGGAAGTCGGTGACCGCGTCGCCGCGGGCGAGCTCCATGCGGTTCAGGACCTCACTGGTGAGGTTCTGGGCGTCGTTGTAGATCGCCTGGACCAGCGCGTCGGTCCGCGTGCCGCCCGTGCGGCTGAACTGGAGCTGGAGCCGCTCATACTCCCCCATGTTCAGGGAGGTGGACAGCGGCGGCAGCTTGACCTTCTTGGTGCTCAACGCGTCCCGGGTGGACACGTGAAGACGGCCGTCCCAGGCGCGGAACCGGGCGGTGCGGTTGGTCTTGGTCAACTCCGCGAAGTCGACCTCGTTATCGTCGAAGTAGCGGTTGGGGAGCAACTGCTCCAGAACGAAGCCGTGCGTCATGGGAACTTCCCGTACGAAGGCGGTGAGCTCGTCCGGTGCGACCGGACCGTCGAATACGATAGCCATGGTGTCTCCCAGTCCCGTCAGGCCGTGAAGTGGATGAGCTTGAGGTCGGTACGGCCGTTGGCGTCGATGTAGCCGCGGCCGGTGGCACCGTTGGCGATCGGCAGGCGCGCTTCCTTGACGAAGCCGTGGACGAGCATCGCCGCGCCGACGTCCTTGGTGGTGTCCGCGACGTTCGGGACCTTCGTGGACGAGAAGAGGATGCCCGCGGCGGTCTGGCGGCCGTCGGCAGCCGTGTCGTCGTACGGGCCGTAGAGGCCCGTCGCGGTGATCGCGCCGAGCACGATGCCGCTGGGGAAGTAGCCGTTCGGGTAGTGGGTGGCCGCGGTGAACGCCGACACGTCAAGGACGATCGACGGCGTGGTTCCAGGGTCGGCGCCGTGCGGGCTGAGCAGCCACGAACGATTCTCGACCTGGTACGCGGTGGTCTGGACCGAGATGTCGGTCATGGTCACTCGCTCTCAGGGGTGAGACGGGTCAGGCGGGCTTGTCGCCGAAACGCCTGCGCGCCTCGGCCCGTCCGCGCTCTTGACCCGCGGGGGATGGTGTCTGGTGCTGGCCCTGCCCGGGAAGGGGCTGCGGCCGGCCGGTGCCGGTCTTGACCAGGTAGGGCTCGTCCTTGGCCAACTGTTCGACGAGCGCCTTCACGGCGACCTCGTCAACGTCGCCGGTGTCGTCCACCTTGATGGCGGCGAACTTGTCGGCGAGTTGGGTTGCGGCCACGGCGGGGTTGTGGAACCCGAGGGCCGCCGCTGCGGCCTTGACCTCAGCGCGGACGAGCCGGGTGTTGGTCTTGCCGGTCACGTCGGCCCGAGCCTCGTCGGCCGCCTTCTTCATGGCCTTCTCGAGCTCGGTGGCGTTCTGCGCCTCGTACTCGGCGAGCTTGGCCGCCTTGGCCTTGAGCTCGTCGTAGTCCCCGAACCTCCCCTGGGCCTTGCGCTTCTCCTCGGCGAGGAACCGGTTCACCTCGTCTTGGGTGAACGTCTTCGACTCCGGCGTGGGCTCACCCTGAGGAGCGCCGGGTACCGGCGTGGGTACGGGGTCGGGCTGGGTCACTGCATCCTCCGGAAGGGAGTGCCGACGAACACCTCGACCCGATGCGCCGTCGTCGTCCGGCACACCCCGTAGGGCTGGGTTGAGTGGGTTAAACCAGGTAGGCGTAGCGGCGGAGCTGGGCCGCGATCTGTGCGCGGTCCCAGCCGAGCCGTTCGGCTTGCTGGAAGATCTCGTCCGGCAGCAGCCGGTAGCGGCCGTCAATCCGGGCTGAGGCGAGGCCGCGGACCGTGCCGACCGTGGTGGTCTGCAGGTCCCTGCCGTACGCCTGCACGACCTTGATGCCCTGCCGCGCGTTCACGACCTGGGCGATGTCCGCGCCGGCGCGGATCGCCTCGGCGCCGGCTTTGGTGAACAGCCGGTCCTGATCCTCGGGGGACAGTGTCCGGAAGTGGGTCTTCGGGCTGGTGGCCCAGGAGTTGGTGCCGTCACCGCAGGGCACGTTGACGCAGTCGCAGCGTTCGTGGCGGTTGAAGGCCACCGCCGAGCGGTACCGCTTCCCGGCCAGGACCGCGCACCGCGCGCAGGACTTGCCACGCAGCTGCCGCACGTATCCCGTCACCGCGGGTCGGGCCTGCATTCCGGACTGCACCGCAGCGCGGGCCGTGTCCCCAAGGCCGGTCTTCACGATCGACCGGGCCACAAAGTCGAACCGTGACCAGTCGCCGTCCTTCGGGCGCACCGAGTTCGGTGCGAACACCAACGTCTGCGCCCACGACCCGCCGCCGTCGGCGAGGTCCACGAACGCATCCGGGTTGACCCTGGCCTCGCCGTCGCCCGGTTCGTTTTGGGCGTCGAGGACGTCGTTGAGGTAGGCGTCGGCGTAGGCGGCTGCCCCGTACTGCAATGCCAGCAGCGTCGGGGCGATCAGCTGCACGGCATCGCGCCACTGCTCCGGCGATGAGCGCGCCTTCACCAGTTGGCCGTCGAGCTCACCGAGCGCCTTCTCCACGATGTCTTGCTGCAGTGCCCCGTACTGGCTCGCAACCTCAGCTACGGAGGACGGGAGCACCGTTCGTCCCCGGCGTCGGCAGCGTCGTCGGCAGAGCGTCCAGGTCGCGAAGTGCCGCGTTGACCGCCGGGCCGCGAGCGGCCTTGCGCTCGCGGAGACCCTTGATCGTCTGTCGGCTGTAACGGAGGTCGACCCACGCCTGCTCGTCGTCGATGATCCCGGCCTGTACACCCTTGACTGCGGCGTCCATCATGGATGCCATGGTCGGGGTGGCGGCGTTGCGCCAGCTGGCCTCGAGCTTCGCGAGCTCTTTGGGATCCTCGCCGCGAATGACCCAGGCGATCCGCGCCGCTCGCTCAGCGGCGCCTCCGTACCAGAGCTGACGCTTCCCGGCCCGCAGCACAAGCCGCTCCAGGCTGTACAGGATCGACTCCGCCGAGGGCGGGTTGTCGGAGCTGTAGCCCATGTAGCCGGGCGGTAGGCCGTAGAGGGAGCCGGCGATCGTGGCGATCATCTTCACGGACTCGTGGAAGTTGCGGAGATCCGAGGCGGAGAACTGGCCCAGCTTCGGTTCGGGCGCGTTCGGTATCAGGCGACCCTTGTCGTCGGTCATCGGGGGGATCGCCCAGGCGTCGCCCATGGCGACCTTCCACAGCGGGATCTGGTTGCCGTTGTCATCGACGAAGTCCTTCTCGGACACGTTGAGCGCCCACTTGCGCGGCACCGCGTGGTGCTCGCCGGCGGCCATCATGTTGGTGGCGAACTGGTTCGCCCCGTCCACCAACGGTCGCAGTGACACCAGGTCGGACTGGCCGCGGCCACGGCGGGGGTTCGTCAGCAGCGGCACGAACGGCACCGACGGCATCCGAGGGTCGGCGTCCAGGCCGGTGACCCAGTCCAGCGTCGACTCGGTGTCGACCTCGCCGTTCACGAACTCGAACGCTCGACCATCCGGCAGCACTAGGGATCCCAGCGTCTCGCCGCCGACGGTCCGTTCCTGCTGCCACACCTTCAGCCCGACCCATGGCTGACGGGTTCGCGGGTTGATCTCGACCGCAACCTCGTCCTCGTACTCGGCGGTGACCAGGGGCCACTCGTCGTCGCCGGGGCCGATCATCAGGAACGACTGCCCGGAGACCATCGACGCGAAGAACGCCTCTGGCATCCCCTCGTCGAGGTCGTTCATCTGCAGCAGGGTGTCCAGGTCGTCTACCGGGGACTCGGTGCCGTCGTCGTTGGTGAGCATGAACGTCTCGAGGAACAGCCGGTCGTTCACCGCGGACAGCACGAGCTCGGACCAGTTGATGAGCAGCGGCGGGAACCGGTCCCCCTGCTCGGCGAGGATCCGCGCGACGTACACCAGGGGCTGCTCGTTGTTGACGTACTGCCACCAGTAGAGGGCCGAACGCCGCTGCAGCATCCGCTTGGTGTTGAGGCGCTGGTACCACTCTTCTGGCGTGAGGTCTGACAGCTTCACCCGTCACCCCTCACCTGGACGAGACCACGACACGGCGGGCAGGGGCTGACTGTTCGGCCAGCGGAGCGCGAGACATCGCGTTGAACGCCATCGCCGCCGCCGGCACAGCGTCGATCCGCTTCGTCGAGTTGCCACGGTCGGGCTTGTCCGGCCGGATCAGGTCCGGGTTGTAGGTGGCTTTCCGCACCTCAACGTCGTCGAAGCAGAGCATCGCCACCGGGTTGCCGTGGTGCCAGAACTGCTTCTTCTTCACCGCGGCCATCAAGTCGGTCATGCCGGGGCTCATACGCTGGGTGGTGTTGGCGTAGGCGTCGATCTCCATCACGCCGATGCGGGACTCGATCTCCTGGATCACCGGCGCCATCGACCACTGGTCACCGTCCGCGGCCACGATCTCGAAGTCAGCGGCGTCTTGGGCGACGTCTTCGTAGATCCGGCTGTAGTCAACAACGTTGCCTTCGGTGACGGTGAGCCAGCCTTGCGCGGCCCACTTGGTGAACTGCTCGTCGTGCGCCTTGTCCAGCGCCGGCACCGCGGACTCCGGGATCCAGAATCGCCACAGCGCGTGAATGCCGTCGTCTTCCGGGATGAGCAGACACCACGCGGTGAGGTCGAATTTCGCGGCCAGGTCGAATCCGGCCCATGCAGGGCGTCCGTGCAGTCGCCCCCGGTGGTAGTCCGGCGTCAGCCACAGGTCCGAGGAGGTGGCCCGGTACAGGTTCATCGGCATCCACCGGAACGCCTGCCCGACGCGCTGGTTGCCTTGGAACTGCTTGAACCCGTTTTCCTTGGCCGGCTCGTTCTCCGCGTCGAGCTTCTGCCGCCGCATCGCCGCGCGCGACTTGAACTGGTCCAGCGCCGGGTTCGGCCACTTCCAGTTCCGCTCGTCGAACGCATCGGTAGACACCGGCAGGTGAGGGTGACCTTCGAACGTGTCCCGCAGAGACTGCAGCTGCTCGTCGGTCAACGGCAGCTTCCGCACGAACGCGAAGATGTGGGGCGCCCGCTCGGGGTCCTCCTGGACCTTCTCCGCGCCGTCGATCGCCGACGCACCGAACGACGAGTTGTCGTCGGTCTCGGTGGTGGTGCCGAGCATCAACTCCTGCAACCGGGTACCGGCCGCGGTGGTCATTGCCTCCCAGAGGGAACCGTCCGGCTGTGACAGCACCTCGTCGAGGTTGAACGCGTGCGGGTTGTGGCCCAGCTCGCCCTTCGCGTCCGAGGTGATGACCTCGTAGAACGAGCCGGTCTTCTGGTCGTACAACCGCATCTGCTGCTTGTTGTACTCCAGCCGCTGCGACAGCTTCGGTGACAGCTGCACCATCCGCACCGCCGGGTCGAACACCTTCCGGGCCTGCTTGGTGTCCTTGGCCGCCGCGTACAGCTCGGCGGAGTCTTCGTCGTCGCCGACGAGCATGTACAGCATGATCCCGGCGGCGAGCTCAGACTTGCCGTTCTTGCGGGCGACGATGATCCAGGCGATGCGGTACCGGCGGACGTAGGTGTTGTGCTCGTCGTCCCAGATCACCTCGCCGAACAGCGGCCGGATGATCTCGAACTCCTGCCAGTCCTCCAGGAGGAACGGCTTGCGCGCCAGAGGGCCCTTGATGTGGACCAGCATCCGCGCGAAGAACAGCACCACCCGGTCGGCGCGGGGCTCGCAGTAGTGCGCCCCAGACTTCGGGCAGGTCTTGCGCCGCAGCGTGTACCCGCAGACCGGACCGGAGGTGTCGTCAGGTCGCCACCGGGCGTCGAGATCAACCCGTGAGGAGGTCGTCGTCTGCATCGCTGGAGTCGCCTCCGATGCTCAGCGACGCACGATCCGACGGTGACATCCCGAACCGGGTGCCGTACGCACGAAGCTGGATGTCGGCATCGGTCAGCACCATCAGCCACGGGTTCTTCGCCATGCGCTCACCGGTCTGCTCGCCGTTCTTGTTGAACACCGGCAGCCGCACGACCTCGCCCTCGACCTGCACATGAGCCACCGCCCGCCGGCGGCGGGCCGCGGCGTCACACCACGCCCCGAACTCCTCAACGTCCCACGAGGTCAGCACCCGCTTGCTGATCAGGTCCGGGGCGAACTGCAACCACACCGCGCGCGCCTCGTCCGGCAACCATCCAGGGCAGACCACGTCCAGCTCACTGGGCACCGGGGCGTCGTCGTTGATCCGGTCCGCCCGGTGTCCGGCAACCACCGCCAGGTGTGTCGGGGTCTTCCCAGGACCTCGCTTGCCCATGGCGGTCACCTCCTCGGATCTACACTCAGCTGGACCGCAAGGGAGAACCAATGACGACACCGCCGTGGGGCCACAAGCCGCCCACCGTCGACGATGTCGAGCGCTACTGGCACACACCGCCCCCGGAGCTGTCCACCCGCGCGAGGTACTGGTTGCGTCGGCTGGACGAGGGGACGTGGCGCGCCAATCGGCGCCTACGCCATGAGGGTTACCACACAGCCGCCGAGATGCTAGGCATCTACATCTACGAGTGGCTTGAGGTCGTATGGCCAGCCGCACTGACTGCGGCAGACCAGGATGACCTCCGCAGGGCGGCCCAACCCCTCCGCTGGGTATAGCCCCGTTACGACGATCCTCAAAACCTGTCCGGCCGGAATCGGCCC